GCTACATTCTCAAATGATTTTGATATCCTCTGCGAGTCAAAGGCTAAAAATTTAGCCAGCTTTGATTTTTATGATAGATATATAAATGCTAAACAAATTAAAGAACCTATTCTCAAAGCCGCCTAAGGTAGAACCTGTTGTAGAAACAGTAGTAGAACCTAAACCTAAAAAGCCTAGAAAACCTAGAGAAAAAAAGGTAGAGGTTCAACTTACTGCAAAAGAAAAAGCAACTATGGCAGGTGAGCCTTATGTCAATATACTGAGCATGGATATTGATCCAAACGATATCAATAGCGGTGCCTTTGAACTTGATTGGAATGATAAATTCATACTAAATTTAGTTCGTGCAGGTTATAAAATGAATGAAGATGATACCGACAATGATATCGTAGATAGATGGTTTCAAACAGTTTGCAGAAACGTGGTTTTAGAAATATATGAACAACAACAAGCAGATCCAGATGTTCGTGAGATGACTAGAACAATTGTACAAAGAGATATTGGTAACGGAAAAACGGAGGTAAGTTGATGTTTGATATAGATATGTTAAAACCTGATTTTGTAATAGAATGCAGTAAATTAAAATCGTCAACGGAAGTTTATGATTTAATGCATTATTATAACATAAAAAATTATGTATATGCTATTTGTTATAGGAATGGATTACATATTGAAGTACTTAAGTTTGGTGAAAGTGCGCCATGCCCTGGACCTAACACTAGCAAAGCCACAGGTGAGAGAGTTAAAAGACAAGTAGAACATGCCCCGGGATGGGAAGATCCTGACTATTATAGTAGTCACGGTGACGATTTTTGGTCTAATGTAGAAAGAGAAATTAAAAAAGGTAACATTCCTAATTTAACAAAAGATGATTTAATTATCGGTATATGGGATATAGATAGAAGAAAACCGTATATAACTCACCTATACGATAGCGATAAAGAGTTAACTACATGGGCAGAAGGTGAATTGACCAGACAATATAAAGAGATTTATGGTAAAAAACCAATACTAAACATAAAAGATCCCACTAGAAACAAATCTTTTAAGAGCCCCTTGTTATCTACAGCACTATTTTCATATGAGTAGTCAACGTTTTTGAGTATTGCTATCATTCAATGGATGATATTGATTCATAATTTTTCTTTGTAAGTCACGTACCTTTAGTGTACAACTCATTTTGTCATCGGCTCTCATTAACTTCTCACAATAGGTAACACTTCCAGCCGCAATTGCTAAACACATATTTTTTACTGTGTAATCCTTTTCTTGATTGCACTTATCCATATCAGCCGCTAGTACTGATAATGGAAATAGAAATATGACAAATATGTAATACATATCAATATTTAATATGTTACCCAAAATATTTGCAAATTATTCATATATGTCATATAATATACGCATACTTTGAACTAAATATACACATAAAATGCAAAAATATGCTTTGATTGATACTGCAAATACTTTCTTTCGTGCCCGGCATGTTGCAAGTCGCAACACTACTACAGAAGAAAAAATAGGAATGGCATTACATTTAACACTTGCTAGTGTTAATCAAGTAGTTCGTAAGTTTGGAATTGACCATGTTGTGTTCTGTACTGAGGGTCGTAGTTGGAGGAAAGATTACTATGAACCATATAAGAAAAATCGTATTGTGGATACACAAAGCCAAACTGAGGATGAGATTGAAGAAAACAAGATGTTTTGGGAAACTTATGAGGTCTTCACTACATTTCTTAAAGAAAAAACAAATGTTAGCGTACTGCGTGATCCTAAAGCAGAGGCTGATGATATCATAGCAAGATTTATATACTTACATCCAAATGACTCGCATTATATTATTAGTTCTGATACCGATTATATTCAGCTTATTAGTGAGAACGTGTTCCAGTACAATGGAATCACAAATCAATTCATCACCCTCAAAGGATACCATGATGAAAAAGGTAAGCTTGTTATAGACAAAAAAACTAAACAACCTAAACTACTAGAAGATCCTCAATACTTATTGTTTAAAAAATGTATGCGTGGTGATTCAACTGATAATGTTTTTAGTGCATATCCCGGTGTACGTGAAAAAGGTACTAAGAATAAGGTGGGTTTAATTGAAGCCTACGCAGATAGAACAAAAATGGGGTTTGATTGGAACAATTTAATGTTACAACGCTGGGTAGATCATAATGAGGTCGAACATAGAGTAAGAGATGACTACGAACGCAATCGTATATTAATTGACTTGACTGCACAACCGGATGATGTTAAAATGCATGTTGACGAGAATATTAAAACAGGGTTGAATGTAGCAGAAAAAGGTCAAATTGGAATTCACTTTATGAAACTATGTGGTAAATATGAACTTACAAAAATTTCTACTCAAGCTGAAGCTTATACTAAGTGGCTTAGTAGTCCATATCAAGGATCGCTTTGTGACAAACCTGTTTAAGAAACAAGTATATGCTGGTTTGTTAGAAATAATCAAAGATCGTGATTATTACTATCATAGTAATGTAGGACCTGAATATTGTCATTTTACTGAAAAAGGTGTTGAGGCTATGATAGAATACTTGAATATTATGGCACCTCATATGCTTAAAAAAGACAATAAAGAACTAGAAGATTTAGCTAAAAAACTTACTTGGAATGAACTTAAAAAATGAGTAATAAAAAAATGAATGTATCATTGTTAGGATTAGATAATCTGGATAAAGAAACATTAGAATTATTGATAGATTCATTGGTAGAATATTATGCTAATTCATATGGATTAGATTTTGGTGATGCATATGAACCAGAAAAACCGACGTATGAAACTGAAACGGTTACAGATGCCACAGAGTATCTTAAAAAATTTAGATTAAAAGGAACAACATGAACTTAATAGCAAAGCCAATTATTAAGAACCAATTTTGGGTAGTAACAGACGGTGAAAGAAAAGTAGGAAATGTAGAGAGCCAAGGTAACGGATTTGAGGTTAAAATTGGTACTAACATAGAACATTATGATAACACTAAACAAATTGAAAAAGTTAAAAATATTGAGTTTGAAAGAGTAGTTAAATCCAATCAAACAACAACTATCCCACCGTTTGCAGTATTCCCTACTGGTAATAATAGAATTTTCAATAGTGTATTAGATGTTAAAAGAAAACTTCATCTATTTACAAAAACCAATAAGAGTAAATGTTATCATGTTGCAGGTTGGTTTGCAGTCAAGCAAACACACGAATTCACACCTATTTTTTGCCCAAAATATATTTTCATTCAAAGATATGACTATCACGGCCCCTACAAAACCGAAGATGAGGTAAAAAATATCATAAATACACTATGAGTTATATTAAAAAGTTTATTGATAAAATTACCACTAATGAGGCGCGCGGTGCTAGAGAGATTATCATGCCAATGGCTGATGCTAAATCCCTGCGTGATGAAATCACTAAACTTTTGTTAGATCAAAAAGAACAATCACCTAACCCTACTGAAAAAATTGAAGTAGTATTTAGTGGTGGGAAGTGGTAAAATATGAGTAGAACACAACCTAAACTATTAGTAGAACTAGTAGATAAAAACACATACAAGTGTGACCAAATTGTAGAAGCCAGTGGTATATGGGCAGTATTCTATGATGACCAACCTATTAACTTAAAAAGCAGTCATTACCTTGATAGTGAAGCAGTACCAAAATATAAAAAAACAAGTTTTAGCAATCCCGGTCATGCTAGAAACTTATGTCGTAAACTGAACACACAATTCAAAACAGATAAATTTAGTGTTGTGTTTATGAATTCGGGAACAAAAGTATACCCAGATGACTAAACTACATTACAAGGAACAAGTTACAAAAAATGTAATCTTAGAACTTGGTGATGATAGTGTTTGGACTTTTGAAGAAGCATTAAAGAAATGGTGGATGGTTCCTAGATCAGATAGAGGTCTAAGACTAACAGAGGCCGGTGATTTGGCATTTCGCTATGCTAAAATAGAATTTTTCAACTTTGGCTTTACAATAGTTGAAACAAGTAATTGGCATAGTTTTATATTAGAACTAAATAAAAAAATTCGTTGTCCTTACTATATAGGGGTAAATAAAAATGATGGTGGCAGTAGATCACCCTACATAAGATTATATGACAGTAAGATTGCACTGCTCATTAATTTATATGGAAATATCAACGAATATTTAGACTCAATAAAGGTACGATCATGACAGAAGAAAAGAAAAGCAAAAATCCATTTATCAATATGGCTAATGAAGCCAAACATAAAAATCAAGAACAACATCCTGGTTTAGGTAAAGCACCAAAGAAACAAGGACCTAAACCTAATACTAAAGGATTTGGTGGCTCAAGTGTAGTTCGTAGAACTGGGCGTGGCGGATAAATATCTGTCAACGAAAACACTAGCTACCGCGTTGTATATATACAGATATATTATTCTGTTAACTCAAAGGAAATAAAATGAAACTACTCACCGCACTATTCGCAACAATGTTTGCATTCTCAGTATATGCTACAGAAGCAACCAAACCAATAGCATCAGAGCCAACAAAGGCCGCAGATGGTATGTTATTGGCAAAGAAAAAGGACCATACAAACGACAACAAAAGTCCCAGTACTAAAAGTACCGAAAAGAAAACACCCGTTAAAAAAGAAGAAACTAAAGCATCTACTAAGTAATAAAGAAGGTGATGATTACGATTGGGACGGTGATATTGTTCTTGGTCGTAATCGTTATGCTTATAAATTTGGTGTAAGTCGAGAGTTTGCAATATCTGATTACGCCAAATTTAGATTGTTCTTAGCAAGAGAATTAGCACTAGAAAAGTATAGAGAACAGATTAGAGTATAAACTCTACATATATTATAATATTTCTAGTATAATAAGTATAAATAGTTATGCAGTCTATTCAAAACTGCAACACACTTTAACACATACACAGGAGAAAAACATGTTAAATTCATTATTCCACACAGCCATTGATTCTATTCAAACTGGCAAAAAATTTGTAGTCACAAATACAGTAAAATATGAGCCATTAGCAGATATGCTAACAACTTATGTTGATGCACAAACAGCTTACACAAAATCATTCGTTGATACTGCTATCAAATCATCCATGGATTTTGGTGATATGTTAATGAACAAAAATTTTACAAAAGAAGTGATTGAAGCCTACACACCAACTCAGATGAAGGCGGCAAGCAGAAAGGCAAAATAATATGAATTTTGCACAAATGCTACTATCATTGTTTGGGTTTATAAGATTTCCTCGTCAAGTTTCTGGTTTAGAAGAATATATCATTAGTAACAAACCATTGAATACATCTGATGTTGAAAAACTCACAAGAGAGTATGAAGTCAGCTTAGTTAATAAGAGAGGATACTTATGATCAATTTTATTAAAAAAATTGTTGCATTGATGAATGAGGCACGCATCGCTAAATTCAATGCATATAAGTCTAAATTCAAAGGTAGTTAAAATTGAAATACCTTATAAAAGGTAAGACAGTCACGGGCGAAGTTTTTCGCCCTAGTGATTGGGCTAATAGATTGTGTTCAGTATTTTCACATTATAGACCAAACTTTAATTTAACTGCTAATCCAAAAGGATTAGGATATAGTAAGTACATTACCCCCACTGTTGTTGATGACATTAAATGTGTTCTAGTAGATAGTGAGTTGGGTAATTTAGAACCTTTAGCATTAGAGTTTGTTTTAAATTTTGCCAAGGATAACTATTTAAAAATCATAGAAAACTACGGTGAAATAAATAATAATATGATTACTACACGATTTTTACCCACCGATGAATATCAATGGTATGCTGATTGGCTAAAAGACCAAGATGAAGAAACCATTAGAATGTTCTTTGGCTTACAAGTAAGTGAAATGTTCCTAGACCAACTAGTACATTCATTTATTGTTGATTCCGACAACAATCATTTTCTAATTGCAGAGCGTAATGGTGTATGGGTAGGTACTGTACACATTGCTATCATTAGTAGTGATGAAGTTGAGTTTGGAATCATTGTTGATAGGGGAAGCCGTAAACAAGGTATAGCCGATCAATTAATGAGAGCAGCTATTCGTTGGGCAAGAGAACGTAACTATTCACATTTGTATATGCATTGTTTAACTTGGAACAAGGCTATTAGGCATTTGTGTGATAAACATGGGTTAGAGGTTAAAAACTTTACCAGTGGAACTGAAGTAGAAAGTCGTGTTAAATTACCAGCAAGACCTTTTACCAATAGCAACGATCCTAATTACAACAAGGTAGCTAGAAATCTTTATCGTCTTATACTACAAGACCATGACGAAATTTTTACCAAACCAGTTGATACAACATCAACTCAATGATACAATACATTCACAGAAACATTAGGAGATAGTATGTCAGATTACACACCAAAAATGCCAGATGTTAAGTTTAACAAAAATGGTTACGAGATTCGCACAGACATTTTAGGAATGGCTAAGGATCTAGTTGAAAAAGAATATAGCATGAAATTTGCAGGTTGGGAGATGAGTGCTAAGAAGGATCCTGTAACAGGAGAACTTGTCAACACAGTAGCCGCCCCTGAATTTCCAGGATTACAACAGATCCTAGAAACCGCAGAAAAGATGTATGGTTTTGTAAATCAAGGTACTACAAAAAAGTAATACTAAAGTATTCAAAAATTGCCCCTTAATTGGGGCTTTTTTTTGCCCAAAATTTGACGATAAATGGTATAGGGAGTATAATACATGTATTGATTGAGAAAAGGATAGGTATGAGATACACATTGATTCTTAAAAACGGTACAGTAATGGTATTCTCAGTTTTAGCATGTGCTGAACTTTACAAAACTATCAATGTCGGTAGCACACTAATCACAGAAAATTTAGAAAATGTAACAGAAAGTATTACAGTTTAAGGAGTAGAAAATGACAGTAACAGTTGCAAAAATGAACGGAAAAATTGTGGAAGTTATTCGTGTTGCTGAAACTGTTGCTTTTAGTACACAAAAAAACTGGGTGTTGGTTACCCCTGACGTTGACAGGCACAATCGTGCTAAAAGAGATTTTAGGTGGGTTCCCGCTAGCACTAGGTTCGAATGGGTTCGAACATTTAACTTTCCTGTTGCGTAAAAACAACAATTTAAAACTGATTGAAGGAGTAGAAAAATGGATAATGCAATAACAGTAGCAGACATGATCCGTATCTTGAGTACAATGGATCCTAACATTCCCGTATATATGGGAATGAATATGGAGTACTCTAGCCCTGTGAGTGCTAATATGCTAGAAGTAGATACCTTCAATGGTGTCACTATGTTGTATATTAACGACACTCCCGGGATATAATTTATATGCCCAAAGTTTGACAATAAATCACTTTGGGCATATAATATAATCTTAGACAGTTAACTAAAGGATTTCAAAATGACAGATACAGAATTCAAAACTAAATTTGACCACTTTGATACCGTGCGTGAAGAATTGGGTTTGACTACTACCTGGTCAATCTATGAGGTTGAGAATCTTAACGACCGTCACCCCTATGAAGGTGCTACTATCGTGGTATATAAAGATTGGTATACCAACAAAGATATCGTTGTTGAAGTGAACGGACTTACTTGGGCGGCCCTGTTTGTTGCGGCAAATGCAGCAATTCGCAATAGTACTGACAATCATCACACCTTCATTGAAGGCTTCCAACAATCTACTATTTCCCCCAAATATTTGTTTCTGGCAACCGGTTCTTAATATTTGACAATAATTCATTTTGGGCATATAATACATGTATTGATTAAATAAAAGGAGTTAGTTATGCATTCACAATCAATGGTCACAGTCAAAGCAATTCAAGAACAACTTCAAATGCCTTTATTAGAAACATTGTTTTACATCAAAGAAAATCCTAGCGAATTTAATTTTGATGAACTCAGTGCCTTTTATGATGTAATGGCAGGTTTTAAAAATCTCTTTACACCAGTGGAGTAATAACATGTTTTT